TGATTGCTTCGTCGTAGCCGTCGTACTTAATCATCGCTTCATCCCCCGCACAAAAGCGGCAAAGCTTGCGGCAGTATCACCGAGAGACTTCATAGCATCAAACTCTTTGGCTACTTCTTCTAATACATCATTCCGCTGCTTGTTCGGGCTTACGTATTCTTGAATATCATCATCGTCGTTCATACCGGCGCGTCCTCATGGTTATCAGGGTTAAATTTAGGTACTCGGTTGCCCGTGTCCTTGGGGTTTGGGAATGGGGGGAAAGGCCAAGTCATAAATCATCCAAGCCTTTCTTTAACAATGCTTCAAAGTCTTCGTCAGCCTTTATGTCTTGATATATTAATTCCACAAACTGCATCAGACTGGCAAAGTCACCGCGAATCTCAATTTCATCAATCGGATTGTTTTCTTGGTCGTGTGGAATTAATCCCGCCAGCATAGCAAACGAAATGACAGTACCAAGCCGCGCTCTTGAAAATTCTTTTTTAACAGTCTCCATAGCTTGCTCCATATCCTGCTTCGCAGTTCAGTGGTAGCTCCATACCCCAATCCGGGCGGGTGCGCATGCACATCTCAACGTACTCCAAAGCAGTTTCAACTTCTGCTTCGGGCGCAATACAAGCAATCGCATCATGCACAGTCATCACGACTCGGTACTTCTTCGCAACCAAGAGCATTTGCTCACCGATCACGATACGGGCTAACGCTTGGCATACGTTCTCAATTACCTTACCACCATAAATGCGTGTTGGAATAATTGCTTTGCCCTTCTTAGTGTCGTACACCAGCTCAGACTTACCTTCTTCATTCTGAAGTATGCGTAGGTTGGGATAGCGTAGGTACAAACCATTGGGAAGTAAAACACCGCTATCGCCATCTATCTTCAAGATACCATCTCGGCCTAATGTGCTCTGCTGATTCTGTAATATGGCTTTGAGGGCTGACGCCGCAGACTTCCATAGCTCAGTAATCTTCGGATACGTTGCGCGGTACGTGTCGATAATCCGTGTTGCTTCATCCAAATCAATCGCCACATTAAAGTTCTTGAGTTGAGCTTGGAACTTCTTCGCACCCATGCCGTATCCACATCCAAGAATCGTCGTCTTACCAACAAATCGCTCGTCCTTCGTAATCTCCGTGACGCCCTTGCCATAGATAGCAGATGCCATGATTTTGTATACATCTTCGCCCCGATCAAATGCGTCTACTAAGTCGTCCTGTTCCGCAAGCCATGCGAGCGTACGGGCTTCAATTTGTGATGAATCCGAATCAATCATCATGTATCCGTCCGGGGCAATGATCGCCTTCTTCAACGGAGATGTGCGTTGTAGGTTCTGCAGATTTAATTTGTCATCCCCGCCCCACCGCCCTGTGTGTGCGGCATAGTAGCGTAGGGGTACAGGCAATGAGCCACGTTCTGCGATACCAAGAAACCTTTCAGTCCTTGTCTCTTCTATCGTAGACTTAGTACCCAATCTCGCTGCCACTAAAGATTGAACCTGTGGGTTGTCGTGTTCGAGCAATGCCTTAAACTCTTCGTCTGTCTTAGAGAACGCATAGGTTTGTTTGCCTGTTGCGGGGCTGACTTTCATCGGGGGTACTACGCCATAGCCTTCCAAGATAATGGCAAACTTTATGTTGCTCATCAAGTCTTCTTTGTCGAAGTTCTCAAGCAGTTCTTCTTTGCGTTGTTTCTCCCGCAACAAATGGTCTTTGATAAGGTCTCCGTTCAACTGCAACACAGGGTCGGTGAACATGCGTACAGTCAAATCAATCAGGCGTAACTCAACTGCGGGAAAGCCAGCAGACATTGCGTTAAACAATTTCCACGTAAGCGTAACGTCATTCTCACAGTACTTACCATAGCTTGCTAACTGCGAGGGGCTGAAATCGGCACGACGCATACCTAATGCGTCACCAACCTCTGTACCCTTCTCACCAATGTTGTAGTAACTCGCCAGCACCTTCAGGCTACCGCCTACTTGCGTACCATGCAAGGCTCTGCCCATAGACAAAGTATCAAGCCAACCCTTGGGGCTGATGCCGTAGACCCACTTCAAAATTGCGCCATCAAACGGGGCGTTGTGCGCAAGCGCCAAAGAGTTCGCCCAATCGTATCGGGTGAGGAACTGGTGCATGGATTCACCATCACCGCTAAACCATTCGGGCTTACCATCGTTGACCTGTACGGCTACGCCAATAGTCTCAAACTGTGGGCTACGAACGTATTCCTCCGTGGTAACTTTTGTTAGAGAGAACTCCCGAGAATAAAAAGTCTCAAAGTCAATCGTTAATATGTTCATTCGGTTCTTTCGGTTCTTTCAACAACTTCATCATTCCGGTGGCTGTCTCTTTGTCTAAGCCTTTAGCTAGGGTCGTGCTTGTTCGCTTAAAGTCAAGGTAGTCCCATCTGTATATGGTGTACTTGCCGTAGCGGGAGCGCATTGTGTAATGCGTGCCTACCCATGCAGTTTTTTTGTATTCTTTATCAAACATATCCTGCATTACAGGTAGTAGCTGATGTAGTATTTCGGCACGACTAATTGCCATTGCACTCACCTATAACATTTGTTAGGTTTTCGAGATTGTTCTCGTTGATGATGCACGTGTAACCGCCAGCCGCATTGATCGCTTGCATATTCTTTAGTTGTAGGGCGGTCGCTTGACCCTTACCCGCCTTGGCTTCAATCGCTAGGAACTTGCCGTTCACGCAACACAGGAAGTCAGGCACACCGCTATTGCCGTAGCCAGTACCGATAGGCATAGCGTAGTAGATGTTGTGGGCTTTTAAGATAGCCTTGATCTTGGCTTTAACTTTGGCTTCAGGTGTCGTTGCCATAGATCATGCTCTTCCATACTGAGACCGAGGGCATGTGGTTGTGTGACTTGGTCGGTGTCGTGTAACCATTGTGGGCAATCCATCCGAGCGTACTCAGAGTGCGTACGCCTGATACCCATACGTTGGGGTGCAGTTCTTTGGGTCGGAATAAAAGTTTCTTGCCACAGTACTCTCGGAACTCATCGCCGAGAACAACGGGCTTTGACACTAACAACTCTTCTGCTAACTCTAAGTAGCGTTCGACAAACTCGGGGTTTGCTTTGCTTGCCTTTGACCAACACTTGTCGGCAAGAGCAAGTGCGTTGTCCATACGTTCATTCATCTGATACTCCAAGAAGTTTTTCAAGTCTTGATAGTAACATAACTTTTTACTTTGTCAATAGTACAGACGTAAAAAAGCCACCCGAGGGTGGCTAGTGGTTACCCTAACATTTGTTAGACGTCACTTGAGTGAATTGATCTCACGTGTCAGATACCATTGTGCTTTGCGCAAGTCTTCCATCTTGTTGCCTTTGTGGTCGGCACGAGTCAGATACTTAACCACATTGCCGAGGTTGTACCCCAACTGCTTGGCTTCAATGAAGTCGATCGTCTCTATTCCACCTACTGTGTAATGAGCAGGGTTGTTGACCGGGTCGGCTTTTGGCTCAAACATTTCTATCTGGCGTTGTCCTTCCATACGTGCCTTTGCCATTCCTACACCCGCTTCATACGCAAGTTGCCCTAGGGATTTGTCTGAGCTAAACAAACCCAACTGCTCCCACTTAGGCTTGGGTAATGTAAGCGTAGCTTTCTTCGCCTTCTTCGCTACCTTGGCTTTCTTCTTTGCGTTCCACAGTACTGTGGATACATAAGCAGGGGTTACGCCTATTGCCTTGGCTACGTCTACTGACTTAGCCTTTGGGTTAGACGCAACATAGTTACGGATTTGTGCTGACTTGGTTGCTTTTGGTATTGTTGCTAATTCGATCATGATTTGTTTCCTGTTTGGTTGTTAACGTACTCGGTAAGAACTTCTCTCATTTTGGCTTGCTTTGTATACGCATAGTTTGTGTTGAAGTAATCCATCACATCCTTTGGTAGACGCAAGCTCGTACAGAATAGTGCGGGTTTCTTACCAAGCCCCCGCCCTTTCTTTTGTTGTTCCGGTTTTAGATATTCAATCCCTGTTGTCATTTAGTATTCCCTCGTAATATTTCTTAGGCATCGGTGCTTTCTTATCCAATAGCTCACGTAGCCATTGCGCACCGCCTAGCTGTTGCAGTATTAACCAATGTCTGTCTGACATTCGTACCTGTCTACCTATTAGTTTCTCAGGCGGTTTAGGTCTTGGCATTTAATAAACTCCTTGTGATTACTCTGTTAGCCCAACATCTAGCACACGACCATCTTTGCGGTGACAATTCAATCCCCCCCTCGGGGGGCTTCATCTCTTCGCATTTGTTACATAGCTTGTACTTGTGTATGGGTTGCTTACTTCCAAGTTCAAGTTGTCGGTTTACAAACCCATTCATTCGTATATCGCCTTTGCTAGTAAGTCCGCAATCCTTTGGTTACTCTCTCGAGTAGCCTCTGTCTCATGGAATATTCTTTCTACCTCAACCAACGCTAGGTAATACTCCTCGCCTTTTAGCGCGTGCTTTAGCTTGCCTTCGTCTTGTGGATACGTGAACTCAAGTACGGCTTTCATACGCTGCTCCCTTGGTAATACGGATAAGCAAGCGAGCCTTACGCCATGTTCTGCGTACATCGGTATTGGCGGCACTTATCCACTTGAACTTGGGGTCGTTATGCCCCCGTAGGGGGATAGCCTTTGAGCTATATTTAATCTCTTCGTTCATCTCATACTCCTTCGCTAACATTTGTTAGCTCATCAACCAACAATACAAATATCTCACTCGTCACTTTACAACCCACATCGGTGAGATACTGCTCATCTTCCACAAGTTTTAGCATACCCATCTTCATACGCATATCCACGGGGAGCGTATTATCATCGTATAGGTCTACCTTGTCACCTATTCTGACTAGGTACTTACCTGTATCTTTAACCACCAATGCAGTCTTATTATTACTAAAGTCCTCCTGAACTTTCTCGATAGTCTTCATCTCAGTATCGAGTAACTCTACCTTCTCCATAGAGGTAGTAACCTTGTGTCTAAGCGAGGGTATCGCTTCTGCTTTTAGATATTCCAAGAACAGGGCGTTGCCTTTAGTCTCAGCCCATGCCAACATCTCATTCTTGACATTGGCTTGGTGTTGAGTACGCTCACGCTCTTTGTTCCAGCTCGCTCGAGACACTACACGTTCTGCCGCATCCTTAGCCTTCTGTATACGCTCGTTGGGATTCATCTTGCCGAACATCTTCTTCGCCATGAGGATAGCTTTATCTGCATCCACTGTGCGATACGAGTCCGATCGTTGTCTGCCCTTACCAATACGATCGTTACAGATAGCGATAACCTTCCCGCGTTGACCCATGTAACTCAACCCGATAGTGCCTAGCTCTTCACCATCTAGCTTGACTGTAAAGCCCGATGCCACTCGGTTGCTACCTGTACCCAAACCACTGTTGTTGATGACGAAAGTCCACAGTGGATTCAACGAAGCTAGTCGGCTAACCACAGGGTCAAGCATCCCATACACGCCCGACAACTTCAGCCCCTCCTTATCAAGAGACTTCTGCAAGTCTTCACCGATAACTACGTTACTCAAACTCAATGTATTCATACTCATATTCAGTTACTCCTAACAAATGTTATTACCACTCGAACTTACCAAGAATAGCATCCACCTTGGACTTTAGATTCTCACGCACGTTTGCGTCTTCCTTGACCTCTTCAATGTCAGCACCAAGCATGGCTAGCTCTACTTGCCTACGTGCATCCTCCAACTTGGGGTCGTTAGTGACATTCAGTTTTGTCAATAGCTCACACAACTCCAATGGGTTGCTAATCAATGAGTCGTGATAACGCTTCTTCCCGTCACCTGAGTCTTCCAACTTCTTGGACATACCCAAGAGAACTTCGTGTAGCCTCTCCCATGGTGTGCGCATCGCATCGGCCAACTTCTCCGAATACTGCACCTCGTATGCAGATCTCATCTCCTCTAAGTCATGCGCAGGAATGTCTAAGCGAAAGTCGCCCGCCTCGGGCAATGGCTTCACGCTACGTCTAAAGCTGAACTTCTTCCTAACTTCTGTTAGGTCGGGGTAGTCCTCTGCCTTGTACATAGAACCCAAGTTGATCTTCGCCTCTTCCACCAGTCGCTCGTACTCGTCAAAGAAGTTATCGCACAACATGTTGAACGTACGCTCGTATCCATTCATGGTCTGCTTGTAGTCCATGAACAACTTGGTCGGCAACATGCGCTCACCCTTGTCAGCCCACGGCAAGGTATGTTGGTTGTTGTAAAGACGAACCCTTGCGGCGAACTTCTCAATGTCTGCTCGTAGGCTTGTACCCGCAAACAGATTCTTCTTGGTCTGTGACGCATCTTTGTGTGCTGATGCGCTTGCATTGACTTGGCTCGTAATTTCACGATCGATCTTTGCGGCAGGCCAAACGCTGATGTTCAACTCTACTAATACTGCTGATGCACTAATACTCATTTCATTTCTCCTGTGGTTTACCGGCTAATCTAGCCATTTGATAATGTGTGTCACTAACGATCTTCATGTTGAACGATGCCTCGTTCGGATACACGTGGTAGGTGTAAGTGCTATCCATTCCTTTCTCTTTGCGCACGTCATCACTCCACCACTTCTCTTCGTATACGTCAGCACCCTCAAGGCACTCGACTAACATCATTGCTTTCTCTTTGCTCATTACTAACTTGCGATAACCTATGTCGACTACTACCATCTGATACCTCCTAACATTTGTTATAAATAACCTACATTTAATCCTTGACAAGAATCGTTTTGCCGTTGTCTGCAACACAATCGTTTCCTCCTACGATCGCCCACAGTACAGGCGCAGTCCAATCCCGACCCCAGTCGTTACCCACGTACCCATCGGTGAGCATGATGACGCACTCAGGCACGATACGCTTCTCTTTCAGATACTCAGATACACATGAGGGTGACGTACCTCCACCACCTCTAGGTTTAGTGGAATTGATAATGTCGCCCACCATACCTTCGGTGTACTCTTCGTGTCCGGCTACTCGGCTATCCCAATAGATCAAGTCCACTTGGCTAGGCTTTACTTCTTCTGCGATACCCTTAACTTCTGTTAGGAAGCCCGACAACTCTTCTTGCCCAACCGAACCTGACGTATCCACAGCGATAACCATGTGACCAACCTTCTCACCAATCAAGCTAGGCATGTACGTACCCATAGACAAGAACCTACGATTCACCCTACGCCATGACGATGTATCTTTTGCGCTACACGTAGACTTCACGAACTCACGCAACATTTCACGCCAGTCGACCTTGGGTTCGAGCAACTCGAGTAAGTCCCGATCGAGATCACCTCCACC